ACTCAGCTTTCTGACATGCCTGACACAGAGAAGAGGTTTCCGTAATGGCAGTTAATGCAGCGGGTAACTACACTAAGCCAAAGATGCGCAAGTCTTTGTTTAATGCAATTAAGGCGAGAGCCACACATGGCACTGCTGCTGGACAATGGAGTGCCAGAAAGGCGCAACTGCTTGCCAAGGAATATAAGAAGCGTGGTGGTGGTTACAAATGAAGGCTCCTCAGAAGTCACTCCTCAATTGGGGAAAGCAGAAATGGCGCACCAAGTCTGGCAAGAAGTCTAGTGAGACTGGTGAGCGTTACCTTCCTAGCAAGGCTATTGCTGCTCTTAGTGATTCTGAATATGCAGCTACAACCAGAGCTAAACGAGAGGGCAAGGCAAAGGGTAAGCAGTTTGTGGCTCAACCGAAAAAGATTGCTCGGAAAGTAAAACAGTACAGGACATAACATGGCATGGTATTTACCCACTGGTGAACTTTATACTGGCGAGACACACGAGCTTGCAGGTACAACGTATAGCGGCAAAACGAGGACTCCCGACTCGCGCCGCTTGGTGGAAGGGCCGGAACCAACACGTTCTCGCAGCTCCAAGGGACGATTGAAGGCAGACGACCCTTCCACTCCTAATGTTAATGAGGCTTATTCTAAGCCCAAAAAGAAAGCCACAAAGAAGAAATGAGCTTTGTAGATACATTGAAGCCAGAAGAACTTCGGATGCTTCGTGGCATTGTAAAGAAGGTTCACTTCCAGCATGTAGATGAAAAGCATGGGAAGATGTTTGTGACAAACTATATGCTTGACCAAGTGATAGACAATATCGGGCCTGATGTGGCAGAGTGCATGATTAAGGTCGGAGTAGACAAAGGACTGCGATAGTGGTTGATTTTAAGTACAAGCCTGACGGTGAAGTGCTAAAGTCCTTTATGAAGGACGATACTTTCTTTCGTGGTATTCGAGGGCCAGTAGGGAGTGGTAAGAGTGTTGGATGTTGTGTTGAGGTTTTTCGGAGGGCACTTCAACAAAAGAAAGGGCCAGACGGATTACGAAAGTCTAGATGGGCTATTATACGGAACACAAACCCACAGCTACGAACTACAACTATTAAGACATGGCTTGACTGGTTTCCAGAAAACGAATGGGGAAAGTTCACATGGTCAGTCCCATACACACACAATATCAAGCGCGGCGAAGTCGAACTTGAAGTAATCTTCCTTGCCCTTGATCGTCCCGAAGATGTCAAGAAACTCCTCTCTCTCGAACTGACTGGCATCTGGATCAATGAGGCAAGGGAGATACCGAAGTCTATTATTGATGCCTGTACCATGCGTGTTGGTCGTTACCCTTCTATGCGTGACGGTGGCCCAAGTTGGACTGGTGTCATTGCAGATACCAACGCACCCGAAGAAGATCATTGGTGGCCTATCATGTCTGGTGAGGTGCCAATCCCTGACCACATCCCGCGTGAGCAAGCTAAGATGTTGGTTAAGCCAGACAATTGGCAGTTCTTTACGCAACCCTCTGGAATGCTTGAAGTAAAGAATGATGATGGTGAAATTCAAGATTACAAGCCAAACAATGATGCTGAGAACCGTAAGCACATGCTTGCTAACTATTACCCCAACCTTATACGCGGTAAGACTAAAAGTTGGATTGATGTTTATGTAATGAACAAGCTAGGTGCCATTCAGGATGGTAAGCCTATCTATCCAATGTTTGCACAAGATGTTCATGTGGCAAAGGAAGAAATACCAGTTGCTGCTTCTATGCCTCTTTATATTGGCTTGGACTTTGGGCTTACCCCTGCTGCCACTATAGGTCAAAAGGTGCGTGGCAGATGGTTGATTCAGTCTGAGATTGTTGCATTTGACATGGGCATTGTTCGCTTTGCTGAAGTTCTACGCCAAGAGATTGCCACACGTTTTTCAGAAGTATCAGACGTGTTTATCTATGGTGATCCCGCTGGTGACTTTAGAGCGCAGACTGATGAATCCACTCCCTTTCACATTCTGCGTGGGGCTGGCTTGAGGGCTTTCCCTGCGCCCTCCAACTCTGTTGACCTCCGTCTTGAATCAGTCTCCTCCCAGTTGAACAAGATGGTAGATGGTAAGCCAGCCTTCCTAATTGATCGAAGGTGCCAACAGTTGATTAAAGGATTCGAGGGCGGCTATCAGTACAAGCGTATGGAAGTCAGCGGTGAAAGATATGCTGATAAACCTGATAAGAATATGTACTCTCACATCCACGATGCATTGCAGTATATGATGCTTGGTGCAGGTGAGGGTCGCGCACTTATGACGAATCAAAGGCCAGCCAAAGTTGTTAATGCATCAAGGAACTTTAACGTCTTTGGTAAGAACAAGGCGCAGAAGAAGCCAAGCGTTTGGTCTTTTGTGCGTTGAAAAAATATTCATTCTGTGCTTTTGAATAAGCAAAGAGGATTTTGTTATGTGCGGAAAAGTAAAAGAAACCAAAGCTGCTAGTGAAAGTAAGAGCAAGGCTCCTACCATTGTTAAAAATATCACTACTGACATAAAAATGGGCTTAAGCACAATTGGTATGAGTCAAGCGGCTCAAAAAGAAAAACTCATGGAAGACTACAGTGAGGGGGCTGTTGAGGATTATCAAGCGCGAACAAAAGCAAGTTTGGCAAGAGCTAGAGCTGAACAAGAAAGAATTTCTAGAAAGAGAAGCAGACAAGCAGTTGCAACAACAACAACCACTGACACCGATGATACCGACACTACTGACACAACCACGACTACAACAACTGACACAACAACAGAACGTAAAACTGATATAGGTGGTGCTGGCACAACAAGCGTAACTGCCGAGTCAATCTATACTCGTGATCCAGAAGAAGCCTTGAGTGACCAAGAAAGGCTGGCGCAAGCAGAGCTTCGCCGTCAACGTCAGCAACGTGCTATTGGTAAAGCTGAAAGATTAAGAACTAGACTAGAAAGCGCACAGAAGTTTGGGCCACAAGGTCGCCGTGGTGGTCGTGGTCGCCGTTCACTAATGACTGGTTCTCGCGGTGGGATCGGATACTATAGTAGGTTTAAATAATGCATGATCCAAAGAAATACCTAGAACGGTACGAGAAAGCCAAGGCGCATCGCCAGAACTTTGTTGATCTATTTGAGGAGTGTTACGAATACGCACTGCCTCAACGTGAATCCTTTTACTATGAAACCGCAGGTCAACGTCGAGATGATAAGATATTTGACGAGACTGCCGTTGTTGGTGTTCAGGAGTTTGCATCTCGTCTACAGTCTGGTCTTGTTCCTAACTTTGCACGTTGGGCAGACTTAGCCGCTGGTTCAGAGATTCCCCCACAAGAGCGTGACATTGTAGACAATGATCTTGATGAAGTGACAGAGTATGTCTTCGAGGTTTTGCAAAACTCTAACTTTGGTCAGGAAGTACATGAGTCATTTATGGACTTGGCTGTTGGAACAGGTGTTCTTTGCGTTGAAGAGGGCGATGCCCTAAATCCTATTATCTTCTCAGCAATCCCGCTGCCACATGTGGTATTGGATACTGGCCCAGATGATAAGATTGATCATGTGTTCCGTGAGCGTAAAGGGATTCGCAACTCAGACCTAAAGTACATGTACCCCAAGGGAACATTTGATGCGCGTGTAGAGCAGCGCATTACTCGTGATCCAGAGGGCAAATGCACATTGCTTGAAGTAGTTTGCAAGGACTACACAAAGAAAAATCAAGAAGCATATCTTTACTATGTAATTGATATGAATACTAAGACTTACATCATGGATGAAAACTTTAGTGGTGTTGGGTCTAACCCATACGTTTGCTTCCGTTGGTCTAAGTGTGCAGGTGAAGTGTATGGTCGCGGGCCACTAATCAATGCTTTGTCTGCGATTAAAACGACTAACCTTACTATCCAACTAATCCTTGAGAATGCACAGATGGCTATATCTGGCATCTATCAAATGGATGATGATGGCATTATTAACCCTGATACGATTAACCTAGTGCCAGGGACAATCATTCCTAAGTCACCACAATCTGTTGGATTGCAGCCAGTACAAGCCGCTGGTCGCTTTGATGTAGCGGATATTGTTCTAAGTGACATGCGTTTGAATATTAAACGTGCCTTATACAATGATATGCTTGGCAATCCAGATCGCACACCTGCGTCTGCCACCGAAGTAGCGGAACGTATGGCAGACTTGTCTCGTCGTATTGGCTCTGCCTTTGGCCGTCTTCAAGCTGAGTTGGTGCAGCCAGTATTGCAACGCGTTATTCATATCTTGAAGAAGCAGGGGCGCATTGAAATACCAACTGTAAATGGTCGTGAGGTAAAGATTCGTTCTGTATCTCCACTAGCCCAAGCGCAATCAAACCAAGATATTACATCTGTTTCTCGTTTCTTAGAGTTGGTGAATGGGTACTTTGGTGCTGATATGACTAACATACTAATCGACTCAGAAGAGACAGCAGTATTCCTTGCTAAGAAGTTTGGAGTACCAGAGGGCTTGATTCGTGACGCAGAAGATCGTAGACAGATAGTTGCAATGATGCAGCAAATGCAACAGATGCAACAACAGCAACAAGTCACAGGACCACAGCTTGCCGCAGAATAGTCATATTGGATTAGATGGAATACATCGAACCAAGGAAGATGAAGACAAGATTAGCCTGAACATAGCTTCTTTATTCTCTGAACCTACTGGTCAGGCAGTCTTAAAATACTTGCGTAGCATTACAATTGAAATGGTTGGTGGCCCTGAGATTACTGACGCAACACTGCGTCACCTTGAGGGTCAGCGTCACATTGTTGGCCTGATCGAACGACATGTTCAGAGAGGGCATAAGATCAAATGAACGAGCAAGTAACAGAAACGCCAGCACAAGAAGAAGGTTTACCGCCAGCAGAAGAGCGCGATTTTGTGGTAGCCGAGGACGTTCAACCAGAACGTCCCGAATGGCTACCTGAGAAATACAAATCAGGCGAAGACTTAGCAAAGGCATATAAGGAATTGGAGTCTAAGCTTGGCACACGCGAAGATGAGTTCCGCGAAAAGTTTATCGAAGAATTGAATGCAGAGGCATATAAGGATCGACCAGAGTCAGCGGGTGACTATCAATTGCCAGACTTTGTGGATGAAGGCGAAGCTATAGATAGCGATCTTGTTAAGTGGTGGGCCGAGCTTTCATATGAGAATGGATTTAGCCAAGACGAGTTCTCTAAAGGTATTGAGATGGTGATTGGCTCTATGAATGCTGATGTGCCAGACGCAGAAGTAGAGATAGGTAAGCTTGGTGACAATGCAAATGCACGACTAGAAGCGGCTGCATTGTTCTCAAACAAGTTTTTCCCAGACGAACATATGCCAGCAATTGAACGTTTGACAGAAACAGCCGATGGCGTAATGGCACTTGAGTTCATTATGGATCAAGTCAAGGGTGCGTCAGTAAATGGCGAATCAACACCTGTTGACCAGATCACAGAAGAAAGCTTGCGAAGCATGATGCAAGACGAACGCTACTGGAATCCAGCGCGTAGAGATATGGATTATGTAAAGCAGGTTGATGATGGCTGGCAAAAGTTTACAAGAAGCTAAAGTAATCAAAAGGGGGTTGGCATATCTGACCCCCATGAAACACTACCACATAGAAGAGTTCTATGAGTGTGTGCATCCATACAATGCAGCAGAAATGATTGAGCTTGGATATGAAAGTCCACATCATTGTCTTACAGAAATGTACAATAATTCAGAGGCTTATGTTTGCCGCAACCAAGATGGCGATATAACATTTGTTGGCGGTCTTTGGTTTGGTGGTGAATCACCACAAATGTTCTGCATGTTTGCTAACAACCTAGCAAAGAACGTGGTTCTGACTGCTAAGATGTCCAAAGCAATGCTTGGAATGTTTGATGAAGTGCATCCAGTAATGACAATGACTGTGTTTTCTCAGTTTGAGCATATGCTAAATTGGGCTGTATGGCTTGGCTTTGAACCTTGTGGCATAACAGAAGATGATCGTTATGTTGAATTTGTGCGTTGCCTTTTAATAGAAAATAGTGTTACGGATAAGTCATTGCGGCCCGTAGTGCATTGATCGGCCCTTAACAGGATACCCGAATTGAGATGAGAGCGCGGATACCCGTAGCAATCAGGAAACTCAAACAAGGACTGTTAAAATGGCTAATACAATTGACCAAGCCTTCATCAAGCAGTTTGAGACTGAGGTTCACATGGCGTACCAGCGTATGGGTTCCAAGCTACGGAACACCATTCGTTCGACGAATGTGACAGGCTCAACAGCTCGATTCCAGAAGATCGGCACAGGTGCCGCTTCTACTAAAACACGCAATGGTGATGTGACCACAATGGAACTAGCACACACCAATGTTGAAGCAACAATGTCTGATTACTATGCAGCAGAGTACATCGACAAACTTGACGAATTGAAAATCAACATCAATGAACGTCAAGCTGTCGCTCAGTCTGCGGCTGCGGCTCTAGGTCGCCAAACAGACGCATTGATTGTTGCTGCAATGGATGCAGGTGCAAATGCTACTGCAATCGCTGATGTAACTGGCGCATTGGGTAAAGCAGACTTGCTAACATTGTTTGAAACATTTGGTACTGCTGACATTCCAGAAGATGGACAGCGTTACCTAGCAATGTCACCTGCTGGCTTTGCTGACTTGTTTAACATTAACGAGTTTGCATCATCAGACTTTGTTGGCCCGCAGAACCTACCGTTTGCTGGCGGCATGACAATGAAAGAGTTCTTGGGCTTCAAGATTTTCTCAACGTCTGCTGTAGCTGGTGGTAAGAACTTTGCGTACCACACAACTGCGGTTGGTATTGGTATTAACTCTGACGTACAGACAGAAGTTAACTATGTACCACAGAAAGTTGCACACCTAGCAACATCAATGATGTCAATGGGTTCAGTCGCTATCGACGCGAACGGCATCTATGAAGTTCTAGACAACAACTAATATGGTGGGGGCTTCGGCCCCCATTCATCTAAGAGGTTGATATGGCAAGTACGGCAGCAAACAGTGGCATTGATATTTGTAGTAGGGCTTTGATCCTAATTGGCGCAGAGCCAATTACTTCGTTTGAGGACGATACTACAGAAGGTCTAGTTTCGAGCAACATGTATGAAGACATTGCTCGTTCCAACTTAACATCTACACGCTGGCGTTTCTCAACAAACCAAGCTGTCCTTAACAGATTGAGTGATGCACCAACTGGTAGGTTTGACGCAGCATATCAACTTCCATCTGGATATTTGTTTGTTCACGCAGTGACAGTAAACGATTTTCAGATTGAATATGATATTTACGGCGACAAGATTTTCTGTGACGCTGCCCCTCAAGACGAACTAATTATTGACTACACCTATAGAGCAGAAGAGCAAGATTGGCCTTCTTACTTTTCAATATGTGTAGAGTATGCAATGGCAACTGTGTTTGCGACAGCTATTGCTCGTGACCAAGGTTTAGCAAACTTAATGAATCAACAGTACAATGTTGCTTTGGCAAAAGCGCGATCTATTGATTCACAACAGCAAAGCACACGGAAGCTTATTACTTCTCGATTTATTACTAATAGGAGAAGCTAATGCAGAAAGCCAGAATACCACTGACAAACTTTCAGTATGGTGAGATTAGTCCGTCCCTGTCATCAAGGACGGATTCTGCCATTTACAATTCTTCTGCGCAAAGCGTTAAAAACTTCTTTCTGATGTCGGAAGGTGGCGTTCAAAAGCGTGGTGGATTTAAGATTTTGCACGACTTTACAGCCATAACAGAAGACACAAGCATCACGCAGCAAGTGCGTATTATACCGTTTAACTTCTCAGATGATGAGCAATACGTTACTGCGCTAAGTGATGGTAAAGCAGAGTTCTTTTTCATTCATCCTGAGACTGGTGTTGTAAGCAGCGTTGCTAATGTGACAACAGACATCAATGGGGCAACCGTTCCTTGGACTGAGGAATACTTGCATGAGGTTACTTACGCCCAAGGTGGTGACATTCTTTTTTTGTGCCATCCTACGTTTCAGTGCCAACAGATTGTTCGCACAGGTCTAAGTAGCTTTGAGGTTCAGCCGTTTGAGTTTCAAGTTCGAGCAGGTGGAGCCAAGACATATCAGCCTTACTTTCAATTCCAATCAAGCGGCGTTACTCTTGATCCGTCTGGCACAACAGGCAGTATTACACTGACAACAAGTGCTGCTTACTTTGACACAACAGGGAAGCATAATGGTGTTAAGCTTTACTATCATGGCTCAGAGATAACAATTAATTCAGTCACCAATAGTACAACTGCAAGCGCAACTGTGACCGATGAACTGTTTGCTTCTCTTGACCCTGACGCCATTCGTACTGTTGATGGCTCTAGCACAATTAAGATTACCCAGATTAATCACGGTATGGCTGTTGGTGATAGCATTACAATTCGTAATGCAACGGCAGTAGGCGGTATTAACGCTGGTCAAATCAATGGCACCCGATCAATTACTGGAATCATTGACGAGAATATCTTTGAGGTTACTGCGGGTGCAGCCGCTAACACAACAGAAGATGGCGGTGGGAACATTGAGATTGTTACTCATGCGGCAACTGAGCAGTGGTATGAACAATCATACTCTGAGCTAAGGGGCTACCCTGCCGCTGTTGGGTTCCACGAAAACAGACTGTGGTTTGGTGGGACTACTTCTCAACCTGACACAGTGTGGGCAAGTAAGTCTGGTTTGTATTACAACTTTGATATTGGTACTGCGCGAGACAATGATAGTATTGAACTTGTTATGAGCATTGGTGAAGTGGCAACCATTCGTCACTTTGTATCCAACCGTGACATTCACATCTTTACTGCTGGTTCTGAGTTCTACATTCCAACATTCCAAAACCAAGCTATCACACCAACGAATGCTGTGGTTAAGCGGCAAACGTCTTTCGGTAGTAGCTTTGCCAGACCGCAACCGTTCTATGGTGCCACGCTCTTTACTCAGTTTGGTGGTAGTACAGTTCGTCAGTTTATCTATAGTGATTCAGAAGATGCGTACAAAGCTGATCCTATTTCATTGCTATCTTCTCACTTGATTAACAACCCAATTCAGTCTGCGGTTACTATCAGTGAGGTGGGTGCATCTGATGCTGCTGTCTTCTTTTTAAATCAAGATGGCTCTCTTGTTACTTACAACCTTAACCGCGTTGAGAACATTGCAGGTTGGACTAAGTTTGAAACCGCAGGTGAGTTTCACTCTATTACTTCTGTTGCAGATCATTTGTTTGCCGTAATGAAAGTAGACATGGGAAGTGGCACTAAAAGCTATGTGCTTTGTCAGTTAGATGAGGCTAGGAATCTAGACTGCTCAGATACATACACTGGCACTGCTGGCGTATTTAATGTGTCTAACTTCTTTGAAGATGGCGCGGTACTGGATGTCATTAATGGCTCTGACTATCTTGGCACCTTTACCGTTGCGAGTGGCAACTTAGATGTATCGGCAGTTGACCCTACGTTAACTTCTTGTGAGGCTGGCTTTGCTTTTGATGTTGAGTTGAAGACAAACCCAATTGACTTGAACACGGCCATTGGCCCTGAAACTGGTAGAGAAAGAACGCTTGGCAGCGTAATTGTTAATTTGACTGACACTCTCTCAGCTTCAGTGAATGGCACCAAGCTAATCATTCGCAGAACAAACAGCGACTTTAGCCAACAGAGAACGCCCTTTAATGGCAACAAAGAGTTTAGATTGCTTGGCTACAGCCGCGATCCACAAGTCACCCTTACACAAACCGCACCGTTAAGCTTGCAAGTAAACGGTATAGTCGCGGAGGTATCTTTCTAATGCTTGATTTAATTATTGCTGGTGCAAGCCTCTTTGGTGCAAAAAAGAGTTATGATGCTCAAAAAGAAGCTGCTCGTAAAGCTGAAGAGGTTGGTAAGCTAGAAGGTCGCCAGTTTGTTAACGAGCTATTCTTATCTAAAGCACAAGCTATTGGTGCCGCTAATCGAAGACGAGAAGAGTTAACGCAAGCGGAAACAAGTAACATTTCATTTCTAACTGGTAAACTTGAGCGTGATGATAGATCGGTTGATGCTTTTCTAAAGCGCAATCAGGATATAGCGGCTGCGGATATTGCTGATATTGACAGGAAGTCTGAGTTGCTTTCTGCTAAGTATGCAACACAAGCAGCTGTTGCTTATACTTATGGTCAGAACACAGCATCAGGTATGAGAGCGCAAGCAACTGCAAACTTGTTTACAGACATGGCTGATATTGCTCAAAACCTTTCCCCCTCTTTAGTAAAACCGAAGACAGATAGCGGCAACACAGGAATTGCATAATGCCAGTAATTAGAGAAAAACGACAGGCTACAAGCGCAGGACCAGTAGGCGTTGTGCGAATGAATCTTGGTGAGAGTGAAAAGTATTCTCGGATTGCTGATGCTACTCAAAGACTAACAAATTTTAGTATCAAAGAAATGGGTCGTCGCGCACAAGCTCAAGGCGAGAAAATGGCACAAGAAGTTAGTGATGCCAACATAATTGCTTTGAATCCTGAGACTGGCAAACCAAAAGCTTTAGACTGGGTTGGTGAAGGTCGTTTCTTTGGTCGCACTGGTGCAGAGGCATATGAGCGTGTTGTTAAAGAACGCTTTCAATCTTCAATGGAAAATGAGTTAAAGCTTAAAGCTGGTGAGATAGCTCTTAAGTTTAAGAACAATCCATATGGTGCTGAACAGTACAAGCAACAGATGGACGAGTATCTTAAGTCAATGGCACTTGGCTCAGAGGTCGATGGCAAGCCAACTTACTATACTAACTTTATTATGGAGCAAGGAGCGCAGTATATTGCGTCTACAACTCTTCATATGCAAGAAGAGCAGATTAATAGACAGCGTCAAATCACAGCTAACTCTATTATTGAGAATGCAGATGCTAGATTAGATGCAGTACGTGACTATGCCAAGCTTGGCAAAGATGCCACTGTTTTAATTGAATCTATTGTTGGCAGCGTTAGTGATGGTGAGGATTCATTCTTACTAAATCAAGGTGCTTCATCTAAGTATCGACAAGCTGCGGCTGCTGCTTACGCTCAAGGTGTTATTGATAAGAACTTTGAAGACTTAGGTCACATCTCAGCGGGTAAAGTTGCAAGTGCAATTAAGCTTGGTGACTCTACTGGTCTTAGTGCGCAAGAGAAAAGCGTATTTGATGAAGCTGCTAAGTACATGTTCCGCACTGTTAAGATTGATGGCGAGGAAACGTCTGTCTTAGATTATGATGCTTTGGCTGCTGTGTCTGGGTATGCGGATGCTTCTGCTAAATCTGTAGCAGATGATTATAACTCAGACATTCAAGCTAGACGCTTTGAGATTGAAGTTGCAAACGAGCGTTATGTAACAGACGTTGTTCTTGATGTAGCAAAAACTGTATCAATCTTAGATAATGCAGACATATCTAGTGATGCTGCTGTTGACTCTATTGTTGGGGCATACAATGCAGATCAAGCCTTAATTCAATCTCGCGCAGAAGATATAAGCACAGCAACAACAGTTGCTGAATTTACTGCGCAACGACAAGATGTAAAAGAAGCTTACGCAAAAAGACTAATTGCTGCTGCTTATGACGCAATTGAAGGTGATCCTCAGAGCGTAAAGGCAATGATTAACCGTGCTTTAGACAGGCAATCTACCGATGAACTTACTGGCAAAGGTAAAGCTGCAATCGAAGCATTGCTACAAATTACAACGATTGATGATAATAACTTCCTTGATGGAGTAACAAGTGACTTTGCATCAGATGACGTAAGGTCAACTGCTGCGTTTGCATCAGAGAAAGCTTTGTTTCAACAAGAGCTATCAACTGGATACATTCGCAACATTGGCAACTCTACATCTTCTGTTACTGCAAATGAATTGCTTGCTGAATTTGAAACTAGGGTTCGTGACTTTGACTTTTTAAGTGCTACTCAAAAGTCTAGGTATATTGAAGAAGGGCGCAACCAAGCAGTGAGTGTATTTCTTGCATCACAAATTGGTTCTTATGTAACTGAAGCTGATGGCACTCGTAGAAAAGTAACGTCAGCTGACTTGGCTGCTGCTGCTCAATATGCTGCTAACCCAGATGATAAAGAGGGTGTACCTCTTTCTCTTGTTGATGCAGTAGATACTGCCAAGATACGCGCTGGTACTGCTGGATATGTTGAATCTCGCCTTGTTCAGTTAAGCTCTCGCCTTGGCACTGAGGAAGGTCGCATTGCCCAGCGTAATAAGAATAAAGAGCAAATAGCAAAGATGCTCTCTTCATCAAGAGCAGAAGATAGCGCGTCAAATCGAAAGCTTGCTGAAAAACTTGTTTCTGAATCTGTCGAAGACCCAGACGCTTACTTTAGAAGCACTGACCTTTTGGACTATAGCCAACCTGCTACACAGAGATTGTATTCTGTTATTGAGTCGGGTGTTGTTCCAACGACCCTTGCAAGTAACTTTGAGCAACTTGTTAATGGCACATTTAGTGGCAACCAAGAACAAGCGCGAAGCTTAATATCTTTGTATGCCCATTTCTCAAAACAGCCTCGTGGTGAAAATGCAGTTAATGTTTGGAAGGACACAAATCTTTCTAACACTGTAAGGTCTAAGCTAGAAGCTATTGCAATACTAAGTACAGCTATTGATGCGCCAATTCAAAATATTGCAATGCAACTTGAAGAAGCAACTTCTGATTCAGCAAATGCTGTTAGATTGGCTAAGTTTAAACAAGTTGATAAATCAAGAAGTGACATTGAGTTTGTTACTAATGCGGTGCCAGATGCAGCAACAAATCAAAAAGCAAGAGATTTGCTTGTAAACTTAGCAACTTACTTAAGTGTTTCTATGGATGCTGGTGAAATTCAAGGCACTCTTGCAGAATACTATGAAAGGACTTTTGTCGATACTGAAGGTTACATTAAAGACTATGCTTCTATGTCTGGAACTAGATCACAGTATGCGCTTGATGCAGTGTTTACCAATCAAGAGTTGAAGGCATACTTTATCAACAAGGTTAATGTTGAAGTGGCAATTGCTGCGGCTAGGTTTGGCGGTCAGGCTAAGATGATCTCAAATAGCAACATTAAGAACAGAGCATTCTTAATGCCATTGGGTTCTTCTAGTGGTGGTGTAGTAAACTACATGTTGGTTGAAGAAAGATCAGGAACAATAGTTCCAGTTCAGAATCCAGAAACAGGAATACCATTTCAGTTTAGCACTGCTGAAACAGATGTTGTTCAAGAGGCGCAACGCCTTGCCGTTAAGGCATACAACACGCTACCAACTTTAGAGCAAGTTAAGGATATGCGTACGCAAAGAGCTAAGAATGCAAACAAACTTACTGGCACAGGGGCTACTGGTGTAGGCGTGTCACCTGTTGGCAGTGAGTTTCCAGGCCTTGACCCACAATTTGTGAGATAAAAATGGTTGTTGATTTAAGATACCAAGCTTTCCCACTGCATACATTGCCAGAGGTTGCTGTTGAGGAAAAGCCATGGAGTCCTGAGATGTGGCAAGTTATGCGCAGTTCTTGGGATTACAGCTATGGTGGCATGGTTGACTACGTTAGGAATCAACAACGCTTTGGTCATTTGGATTTAGACTTAGAGTATAATCCGCTTGATGACATTGAAGGTTATGAGGATCACTTTGATAGCTTGGTGTACGCTAAGAACGCAGAGCATATGGAGGTTCTTAAACATCAGATCAATGAACGCAATGATTCACGCGAAACATTAGCTAATGCAACTCTGGTTCAGGGTTTGGCTGCTGGATTAATTGATCCAATTAATCTCATTGCCCTTCCGTTTGGTGGCCCCACTGTAGGTCTTGCTCGATCATTTGCGCGTGGTGCTGCATCTACTGGACTTACTCAAGCTGGCGTTGAAGCTGGTCGTTACTTGACAGACCCAACTGCGACTGCTGGTGAATTTGGTGTGAACGTAGGTGCCACTGCCGTATTTGGTGGCATGATTGCATCTGCTGTTAGTGTCCCATTAACACGTCGCGCTGCTGCAATTAAGAGCTATGAGAAGACACACCAAGAGTTTCTTGAAGCGGCAGGGATTACTGACGAGCTAAATGCACTAAGCATTGATGATATTTCTACTAAGCTATCTCGTGAGAATAGAGACTTTGGCTCTTCTACTGATAAAGAAATATCAACTGAGATTGCCAACCAAGAACGCAAAATGTTTGGCATTGAGCAAAAGCTGCCTGAAATAGAAGACGAGATTGCTGCTGCGCAAGCACGATACAACAGTGAGGGTACATCTAAGGCTGCTGACTTCGAGGAGCTAGAACAACTTCGTGCAAGAAAGCAAGGCATGATAGATTCAAAAGAACAAGCCGAACAAATGGTTTCTGTTCTTAAACATGAGAAGGCACTGCGATCTATTGAGGACGCACAGATAGATAATATCACTGATCCTTACAACTTTGATCCAAACGTCTTTATCAACAGTCCAATGTTTAAGTTTGTCACAACTCCTATGAAAAGGATTTTGCAGTCAAACATTACTAACTCTGGCAAAAAAGCAATCCTACAATTGGCAAACGATAGCGGGTTGGCCCTGACAGCCAATCGGTTTGGTTATTCAATGGGGCCATCTGTTTATCAAAAAGCCAAAGTAATGGAGGCTGAGTGGGTTCAGTCACACCGAACACTTCAAAATATCTGGGCAAAAAGTATTGGCACCAAAGCTGTTGAACCTCTTGGCATTGATGTAACAAACCTTGTTGAGAACACTGGCAAGATAAAAGCTAGAATTACTGGCACAGGTCAGTCACGAACATACGGTGACTTTTTAAAGCAAGTAAGCGAGAAACGCATCAAGGGTATTGATGGCGCAAATGACTTTGAGAAAGATGCCATTGAAGCCATGAACAAATTTTACAAGAAGTGGGAAGATCGGCTTGAAGATGCTGGCTTGCTTGGCTCTCGCAGAAGCTTAGAGGCTGACAATAACATTATTGAAATGCGTCTTCGCCAGTTAGAAGACGATATTACAAAATACAAAAAGAACTCTCGTGCTGTTAAGCATATTCAAAAGCGCATTGATGACTACAAAGAAAGAATAGAAGAGAACAATCTTACAATTGAAAGCTTGCAAGATATAGACATTAGCCCCGCTAATGAAGATGTGTTTATGCCTCGCTATTGGGATATGAACGCCATTAAGCGTGACCGTGCTGGTTTAGAGAAGATTCTTCGCGCTTGGTATACTAAACATCCTAGAGTGTATCAGACAGTGGACGGCAAGATGACTCGCATTGATTTAAAGGCTGATGCGGATTCAATTGCAGAACGTGCCAAGCAAACTGTAGATCAGTTGTTAGGCATTAAAGATGTTGCTGATCCTGAGATTGTTTCTTTTGGATATGGTAAGTCTAAACACTTGCGCAGCCGTGAGTTAGATATTCCGACTAAGTTGGTCTACGATTATGTCATTCAAGACCCAATGGCATTGATGAAGACGTACTCTCACAAGACTGCGGCAGTGTATCAGTTTCACAAGATGTATGATGGCAAGCGTTTGCCAGAAGTTCTTGATGAACTAGAGCAGTCTATGATTATTGAGGGCAAATCTCAAAAAGAGATTAATGCTTATCGCAAAGACTTTGACTCTTTGTATCGCCGTATTGTTGGTTCGCCACTAAGCGATCCAAGCCGTTGGGACAATACGATTACAAATGTAATGAAAGACTTTGCTTATCTAAACTACCTTGGTGCTAGTGGTTTCTCTGCCATCCCTGACTTTGCTCGTATTATTATGGAGCATGACATGGGAGACATTGTTAAGTCTCTTACTTCTATGCTTGATGATCAGACAATTAAGCTAACAAAGAAAGAGCGAGATTTTATTGGCGAGGGTTTAGAGATATTACAGGGTAGTTCTCACATGCGTTTTACTGAGCATTTGAGTAATAACCCACTGCAAAACAATGCATTTGATGTAGCTCGAAATGTTTACAGCATTGCCAACCTTCTTGGCCCAATGACTGTTATTGCTAAGAACATGGACACAATGGTTCGCGGTCACACAATCATCAAGCTTTCTAAGCAATGGGCTGCTGGCAAAATAACAAACAAGGATGCCACTTACTTAGCGCGGTACAATATTGACCAAGCAATGGCTAAGAAGATTGCTTCTATGCCATATCAAACAACATCTAAAGGTTTGTATTTACCAAACACGAGTGAGTGGGTTGATGGCGAGGTCACTGAAACATTTAGAACCGCAATGCAAAGTGGCGTTCTAAACACGGTTATGATGGGTACACCTGCTGATCGTCCAATTATTACAGATGGTGTAGTGTATGTGCCGCACCGTATTGCTAAAGCGTTTGGCTATGAGGAGGACTCAATAGCTAAAGGTTACTCTCGTATTGAATCTGGAATCCTTGGTTTGCCATTCCAGTTTATGTCTTACTCTATGGCTGCAATGAATAAAGTCACAGCTTCTTATAGCCAAAACCAGATTAGAAACAGAACCGCTGGTGTGCTGGCAGCAATGGGCCTTGGTTATATGGCAGTACAAATTAAGACACCTGACTTTGCTTGGGAACAAATGAGCGCATCAGATAAGTTTGTCAGAGCATTTGACCAAAGTGGTTTGCTTTCTTTGTATTCTGACTTGATGTATACATCTATTAATACTTCGATGGCACTTGGGCATGGTAATTTTATGGAGGGTTTGGTAACTGAGAAGTTCCCTCAAGAAGAGAACATGTTAGATGCTGTTACTGGAATCCTTGGTGCTGGCCCTAGTATTGCCACTGATCTTACTATCAACCCTGCTATTGATTTTATTAACGGTGATTACGGCGAGGGGATGAAGACGTTTCTTCGCAACCTTCCGTTTATGAGGCTATGGTTTTGGAAAGATGATATGAACGAAATGACTAGAGGTATCTCTAGGGCGTTCTAACTTTTTGTGCGTTGTGCTTATTTTATCTTCTTTGTAGATTGGCAACAAATCTATAGGTGATAGCATGACAATTAACATAGCAGACAATTCCCCTCGTGTGTCATACTCAGTAGCGCAGGGTGTCACTCAGACTTCGTTTACTGTGTCATTTGAGTTCTTCGACAACGACGATTTGAATGTCTATGTTGATGGTGTCCTCAAGACATTAACCACTGATTACACTGTCACAGGTGGTGATGGCTCTACTGGCACCGTTACAATATCTGTTACAGGCGCGTCAGGGGGGTCTACAGTCGTTATTACGCGTGACATTGACCTAGAGCGTACAACTGACTTTCCCGCTTCTGGAGCCTTTAATATCGCCACGCTCAACACTGAGCTTGATCGTATTATCGCTATTGCTGCTGACCTTGATGACCGTGCTGCTCGTGCTCTCCAGCTTACAGACTTTGACGCGGCTGCTAACTTAACTCTTCCAGAGCTTGATACTCGTAAAGGTAAGACGCTTGCATTTAACGCAACAACTGGTGCGGTTGAAGCTGGCCCATCTACTGCTGATGTTCAGTCAGTCTCTAATACTGCTGCTGACATTGCCCTACTTGCAGACATCGAAGACGGAACGCTTGCAACAAATGCAATCACCAACGTAAACACAATACGCACTGATGTAACAACTGTGTCTGGCATCTCAGCAAATGTCACAACGGTTGCTACTAATGACACCAATGTAACCACAGTGGCAACTGATCTAAGCGGATCAAACACAATTGGTACGGTTGCTGGCTCAATTTCCAATGTAAATACTGTTAGTAGTTCGATTACAGATGTAACAACTGTTGCAACTAATCTATCTGGCACAGATACAATTGGAACAGTGGCAACTAACATTGCTAACGTAAATACTGTTGGTGGCATATCTGCAAATGTAACGACTGTCGCTGGTATATCAGCAAACATTACAACACTGGCTGGTCTAACATCAGACATTACAGCGGTAGCAAATGTTGATACTGAGCTTGCGGCGGTAAGCGCAAAAATCACAGAGGTTCAAACTGTTGCAGATGATCTTAATGAGGCAATTTCTGAGATTGAAACTGTTGCAAATGACTTAACATCTGGCAGCTTTGTCGCTGGAACTGAATATGACTTTGGATCAATTACTACAGCAACGACAGGCACATCAGGATCGCCTGACGGATTTATCGTTACTGTTTACAATAACCTTAGTGATATTACATCCGTTGCTGGTCAGGTTTCCAACATTTCAACTCTTGGATCAATCTCAGCAAACATTACGACTGTTGCAGGTATATCAAGCAATGTGACAACGGTAGCAGGTATAAGTGCCAATGTTACCAGCGTTGCGGGTGTCAGTGGCAGCATTCCAACTGTGGCAGGGGTGGCAAGTGATGTATCGACTGTGGCGGGGATTAGCTCTGCGGTTTCAACGGTTGCTTCAAATGTTTCTGGCATAAATGATTTTGCTGACCGCTATCGGGTTGGAACAACTGAGCCAACAACAAGCCTTGATACTGGCGATTTGTTTTACAATACGTCTTCAACAACTCTTAAGATTTACAATGGTACTTCTTGGGAGGCTGGCGTTACTGCTGGATCAGGATTCCTTTCTCAGTCAAGTAACTTGTCTGACCTGCAAAGTGCAGCAACAGCTCGAACAAACTTAGGCTTGGGAACTGCGGCAACATCTAACACTGGAGACTTTGCGGCTGCTGCACACAACCATGATGCAGACTATGCTGCACTGTCACACACCCACACATTGTCTGACATTACAGACAGTGGAACTATGGCATCTCAGAATGCTAACAACGTAAACATAACTGGCGGCATCATTGATGGTGGCTCAATCTAAGGAATAAACAATGGCAACATCTATTAGATTACGCGGCGGTACAACATCACAGCATTCAACATTCACTGGTGCTGCTAAAGAAGTAACCGTTGATACGGACAAGAATACAATCGTGGTTCACGATGGTTCAACGGCTGGCGGTATTCCTCTGGCAAAAGCAAGCGAAGTGTTTAGCGGCACATACACTGGCGATGTAGACATCACAGGTGAGTTGATCGTTGATAGCTACAACGAAACCTACGCGGCGGTCACATCAAGCACTAACGCCACTACGGTAGACTGTGAGGCTGGCAATGCATTCAGCCACACACTGACAGAGAATACCACGTTCACGTTCTCTAACCCACCTGCCAGCGGCACTGCATATAGCTTCAGCATTGAGATCATTCAGGATGCCTCTGCGTCTGGGTTCACTGTCACTTGGCCAACCTCAGTTGACTGGCCTAGCGCAACTGCACCTACACTAACAGCTACTGCATCTGCTAAAGATGTTTTTGTATTCACTACTCGTGATGGTGGCACTAACTGGTACGGATTCACTGCAGGTCAAGCATTAGGTTAAGGGGTAATAACTAATGGCTACTAAGAAAAAGTTATTACAAGCTGCTGCTGGTAGTGCTGGTGGTGCTGCCTTGAATGTTGAGGAAGTGTTCAGCACTTATTTGTATGAGGGCACTGCAACAAGTGTATCCCATCAAATACAAAACGGTATTGACCTAGCTGGTGAAGGGGGTCTTGTTTGGATCAAGAAACGTGACAGTAATATATCTAATACAAATCACCATTTAGTAGATACTGAAAGAGGCGACTATTATTTAGCGTCTAACAGCACAAACGCACAAGCATCAGGCAGTGATATAAATACTTTTAATTCTAATGGATGGACTTTTGATGCATCAACTGGTTTAGGAACAGATTATAACGGTTCAGACTACGCCTCTTGGACATTCCGCAAAGCCCCTAAGTTCTTTGATGTTCAAACATGGACTGGCACAGGTGGTGCAAGAACAATAAGCCATAGTTTAAATACCACAGTTGGAACTATTATAGTAAAGCAAACAAACGCATCAAATAACTGGTTTGTATATCATAGAAGTTTATCTACAGGATCATATCCTGATGCCGAAGATAATTTTCTTATGCTAAATCAAACTAATGCGGCCAATGACACAACGCTTTGGAATAGCACTGCGCCTACATCTACAGATTTTACTGTAAGCAATACCTTAAACACTTCTAGCAACACATACGTTGCCTACCTATTCGCCCACAATGACGGTGACGGTGAGTTCGGCCCTGATGGTGATCAGGACATTATCAAGTGTGGGAGTTATAGTGGAGACAGCACAACTGACGGATCGCATGAGATTAACTTAGGGTTTGAGCCTCAATGGGTTCTTATAAAGCAATCTAATGGTTCTGACCTATGGTTTATCCTAGATACAATGAGAGGTATGACAGATAGTTCTGGCTCTGGTTTATATCCTCATTCAAGTGCAGCGGAAGATACAAACGCAACAGTTTTTAAGATACAACCAACACCAACAGGGTTTAGGTTCTTTAACAATAGTGGTTTTTTCAACTTATCAGGTGAAGACTACATCTACATAGCCATACGCCGTGGCCCAATGGCGGTGCCTGAGAGTGCGACTGATGTGTTTGCGATTGATACCCGTGGCTCATCTTCTGGAGAGCCTGGGTTTAAAAGTGGGTTTGTTATAGACACATTCATTGACAAGATAGCTGACAGTGGGACATCTGGATTTGCTATGTCATCTAGGTTAACCCAAGGTAAGTTTTTGCAGACAAATTCTACATCAGCAGAAGGAACGCAATCCTCTTATCAGTTTGACTATATGAATGGCTTTGGCACTTCTACTGGAACAAATGCAGATTACTATGCTTGGATGTGGAGACGTGCGCCTAACTACTTTGATGTCGTTGCTTACACGGGGACAAATGTTGCTGGTTTAACTGTAGATCACAATCTTGGTGTTGTCCCTGAAATGATATGGGTAAAAAATAGAAGTGCC